GATGTTGACAATTGCATCACGGCCATATATTATGTAAATACTAACAACGGATATACTGAGTTTGAAAGCAATGGTATGAAAGTTGAAAGTGTCGAGAATCGAATTATAATTTTCGATTCAAACGAAAAGCATAGAGGAGTCACAACTACTGATACTCCCAGAAGGTCAGTAATTAATTTTAATTATTTTATTTGATATGGACAAGAACCACTTAAAACTTATGATTAAGCAATTGAAAATGGTTGTTGAAGAATTGGAAGCAGAAGTTTATTCTGATCCCACTTCTTATGTTGAACCTGATGGTAAGAAAGTTACCTATGCAGATCAAGAAGAAATGTAATGGACGTAAAGTTAGTAAGTGTTACACCTGATGCAGAAAAGACTATGGCACACATTGCCAGAGTTTCTAACCCTGCCAATCAAGACAATGAAAAGTTCGCTGGACTTCTCAAGTATTGTATCAAACATAATCATTGGTCAGTATTTGAACAATCTAGTATGACTCTAGAGATAGAGACAACTCGTGCCATTGCAGCACAGATACTCCGTCACAGGTCATTTACATTTCAAGAATTCTCTCAGAGATATGCTGATAGCACACAATTGGGAGTTATTCCTATTCCTAGTCTTAGGAAACAAGATTTAAAGAATCGTCAAAACTCTACAGACGATCTTGACGAGTTTGTCAAACAAAAGTTAGAATTACAAATGAAAACTTTGTTTGACTCTGCAACCGCTCTGTATCAACAGATGTTAGAGGAAGGAGTTGCAAAAGAATGTGCTAGGATGGTTTTACCACTTTGTACACCAACAAGAATCTATATGACAGGTTCTTGTAGATCATGGATTCATTATATTGATTTGAGATCCGCTCATGGAACTCAAAAGGAACATATGGATATTGCACATGCCTGTAAAACGGTATTCATAGAACAATTTCCAATAGTTTCTGAAGCATTAGAATGGAGAAATGGTGTCGTTGAAATTCAAAAACAAATCAAAAAAGAACTTCACGGAGAGGAAACTTAATGGCGACATACCCTGTAGTCAACAAAACAACTGGTGAACAAAAAGAAGTGGTAATGAGTATTCACGATTGGGATCAATGGAAGACCGACAATCCCGAATGGGATAGAGATTATTCAGATCCCTCTACAGTTCCAGGCGTGGGAGAAGTTGGAGAGTGGAAAGATAAACTCGCCAACAAACATCCAGGCTGGAATGAGATTCTGAAAAAATCAGAGAAGTCAGCTGGAGTAAAGGGTCGTTTAGCCAATAGAGGTATTAATGTCAACTAAAAAAAGAAGGAATACTAATAGTCAGCATCGTGAGTCAGTAGGTGTTGGAATGACTGCTAAACAAAGACGTAGGAAGAGACCAATTAACAATGGTATGTTAGTTGATATCGAACCTATCACAGATAATCAAAAGATATTATTTGATCACTATGCAAAAGGAAAGAACATGTTTGCGTATGGTGCTGCTGGAACTGGTAAGACTTTTATAAGTCTGTTCTTAGCACTCAAAGATGTTCTTGACGAAATGACACCGTATGATAAGGTGTATATTGTCAGATCTTTAGTATCTACGAGAGAGATTGGTTTCCTTCCAGGCGACCATGAAGATAAGTCATCACTCTATCAGATTCCATATAAGAATATGGTAAAGTATATGTTTGAAATGCCATCAGACAATGACTTTGAAATGTTATACGGTAATTTAAAAGCTCAAGAGACTATTTCATTCTGGAGCACATCATTTATCAGGGGAACAACACTTGATAATTGCATTGTGTTAGTAGATGAGATGCAAAACTTGAATTTTCACGAATTAGATAGTATAATAACAAGAGTAGGAGATAACTGTAAAATAATGTTTTGTGGTGACTCTACTCAAACGGATCTTACAAAGTCCAATGAGAAGAATGGCATCTTAGACTTTAAACGCATAATTGAAATCATGGAAGATGATTTTGGTGTTGTTGAATTTGGTTTGGATGATATTGTTCGATCAGGTCTAGTAAGAAACTATTTGGTTACTAAACTCGCTTTGTCTTTATAATGTTTACCCACTTGAATAAACTTGGTGATTTTGAGTTAGAAGCCAATACTATAGATGGAGTCAGATATTACACTCTTCCAAGTGGAAAGAAGGCTCCTTCTATTACTTCTATAACCAGCTTTTATAATCGTCAAACATTTATAAAATGGCGAAAAAAAATTGGTGAGGAGGAAGCTAATAAGATCACAAAGGTTGCTACTGATAGAGGAACCAAGTTTCATGATCTGGTTGAAAAATATCTTTTGAATGAAGATATCAACTCTTTAGAAATATTACCTACAACCAAGGCTCTTTTCTTAAAAGGAAAGAAATCTTTAGATAATATAAATAATATTCATTGTCTTGAAAAACCACTTTATAGTGAGTACTTCGGGATAGCGGGAAGAGTTGATTGCATTGCGGAATACAATGGCGAATTAGCCATAATAGACTTCAAAACATCTAAAAAAGTTAAACCAGAAAAGTGGTTGGAAAACTACTTTGTACAAGAAACAGCATATGCTTGTATGTACTATGAAATGACAGGTATTGCTGTAGAAAAGATTGTGACCTTAATGGTATGTGAAAACGGAGATGTTAAAGTTTATGAAAAAACCAACAAACGTGACTATATTAAACTTCTTACCAAGTATATTAAAGAATTCGTCACACACAAACTCGGAGAGTATGGAGAAAGAAGTTAATGAACTACTAAAAGAGAAATTTCTTGATCAGAACAAGTTTACACAAGATGTAGAACAATTAGTTTTGAACACTGAACTCAATTATATTGAAGCAATTATTAGTTATTGTGAAGAAAAAAATATTGAGTTTGAATCTGTAGGTAAATTAATTTCTAAACCATTAAAAGATAAGTTGAAAGCAGAAGCAACTGAATTAAATTATCTCAAGAGAACTTCTAGATCTAAATTGCCATTGTAGGATTATTATGATATTCTGGATAGGATTCATCATTATGTTTCTAAATGAAGGATTTGTAATGATGAGGCATGTCTCGCCTTGGGCGGCGAAACAGAGAGATAATCTCATAGAAAAATATGGTGATGGGTGGCAAACCTTTCACGGTATAGTAGATTACGTTTGGGTGATTGTTGTAGCCTTAGGGTTCGCATTTTCACCACACAGAGGTAGTCACTTATACGTTTTTCTCGCCTTTTGGGGTAGTGCATTTACCCTGATATACCTACCTATGTGGGTATCTAAAACAGATAAATAGTAATAACATCAGATCTATCAATGAGTGAATTTTTCAAAGCTCCAGCTGTCAGAGCCGCAATGGCCGAGATACAGGAGTTACAAGAAGATATTATGACAGGTATCGCTGTCAGAGGGATGAGAGATCCTTCCTCTGAAGAGGGTTACTTGTACATTACTAAAATGAGAAAACTTCTAGAGAAACAGAGAAACTTTATGTTTAGGCTGTCACTAGAGGAAGAAGATGCTGATGCTATTGAGATGAAAAAACAAATCGTAGAATCTGCAAAGTTTCTAGGATTGAAGGACGGTCAGAATATCAATGCTTTTTTTGATACTCTTAGCGCCACTCTGGATAAGTTAGAAAATAACATACCAGATTGACTAATATAATATTATCTGTTATAATATAAACAATCCAACAATACAAAAATACGGAGAATACTAAATGTCATTTGCTGCATTAAAGAAACAATCTAAAGCAGGCTCTCTTACAGAGAGATTGATGAAAAAAGTTGAGAAACTCAACGAAAAAGGTGGAAGTAATACTGATGAAAGGTTGTGGAAACCAGCTGTAGATAAGGCTGGTAATGGATTCGCTATCATTCGATTCCTCCCTGCACACGCCAATGCTGAACTGCCATGGACTCAAGTATGGAGTCATGCCTTTCAAGGGCCAGGTGGTTGGTATATTGAGAACAGTTTAACTACTGTTGGTAAAAACGATCCTGTCGGAGAACTTAACAGAACTCTTTGGAATAGTGGTCGTGAATCTGATAAAGACATTGCTCGTAAACAAAAGCGTAAGCTTTCCTACTATGCAAACGTTTATATCGTAAAAGATTCTGCAAATCCTGAGAACGAAGGACAAGTCAAACTTTATAAGTTTGGTAAGAAGATCTTTGATAAGATCACTGCTGCAATGCAACCTGAGTTTGAAGATGAAGAACCAATCAATCCATTTGATTTTTGGAAAGGTGCTAATTTCAAGTTGAAAATTAAACAGGTCGCTGGATTCTGGAACTACGATAGTTCAGAGTTTGGTAAGACAGAAGCACTTTTAGATGACGATACTGCACTAGAAGCAATTTACGATAAGATCTATGATCTAACTGAGTTCACTGCTGCTGATCAGTTCAAGTCATATGAAGAACTCAAAGCACGTTTGGATTCTGTTCTTGCAAGAAAGGCAGTTGTTACACCTAAGATGGACACTGAGGATCTTGAAGATTTAAGTGAAGGTCTTTCTCCTACACCAGAACCAGTTGCTGCTGTAGAGGAGACTACGGAAGAAGAAGATGACGCACTGAGTTATTTTCAAAAACTCGCAGAAGAGTAAACAATAAGAAAGGGGTCTTACGACCCCTTTTTTTATGCCCCACTAAGTCTTGGATTATATACTTTTTTCAACCTCTTGGTGAGATAATCACTAGATTTTTTATACTTCATAATTCTCCTCATGTCAGCAAGATATATGTCTAAGTAATCTGATTTTAATACTCTTATTCTTCTCTTTGCATCATTCTCATTTACTTCATATTGATAGTTAGTTACTGGAAATACATTACTACTTAATACTTGGTTGCCATCTGCATCCTTAACTACACCTACACCATCTACTGATGTTATTGGATTAAGAGTTTCTCCAGCCATTGTAATCTCAGTTTGAAGAACTTCATCCAAGTATCTGGAATCAAAATTAGAATCTACTCTTAGTCCCTCTGGAACTATTAATCTCCCTCTTTGATCCATAAACAATTCAGTATTATAGTGATGTACATTTGTTAATGCCTCTTCACTGCCATATTTTTCTATAATGTAGTTTTGAAAGTCAACAGAATTTAATGGCCATTGATCACGATAGTTAGTAATATTATTTGTTGTTAATATAACCCAATCATACCGAGGATCTCCATATACTGCTTCTGCTGTTTGTTCTGGTCTTTCATCTCCAACAATCATATAATCACTAAATGCCGTAGCGACATTCGCAAAATCATTACGAAGTTTCGGTCTCTTAAATATGTTTTTTACTCTGATAGTTTCATCACTAGAACTCCTGTCTGTAGTTCTAGAAACATATTCCATTTCTGGAAAGTAAGAAAAATATGAAGCCATTAGTATCCTATCTCCGCATTGTATGGATTATTTTCTTTGATGATGCTAATTGGGAAGAGATCTCCTAAACCTTCATCAGTTCCATCGTATCGTCTACCCTGAGCGACCTTATCTCCATAGTCTGTGTTGTATATAGGTTCAAGTTCATTGAATCTAAGTGTCATAGTCAATGAAATTGGCATACCATTATCATATGCCATCCATTGACCCTCTGGAGTATAGTTGACACTAATATCTGTCAGAGCACAAGGTTTAAATTTATTTACTCCCATGATGTCTTTTTTATCTCTAGTCACATATCTAAGTCGGAAAATATTAGGTGTGCCTAAGAAGTATGAAGGGCCTCCAGCAAGACCATTATCTTCTGATCCACTTTCCATTTTTTTGAGTTTTCTAGGAGCAGACCATTGTTTAAAAGCTCGAATGATCATTCTAACATTTGCAGCTTCTAATTCATCTCTAGGACTCATAGTCCATTGAAATTCAAATGATCTTAGAGCAACACCAGTAAATAAAAGTTCTGTATTTGCGTTTGCAACAACACCTACACTTCTAGAGAGAACTGTTTCTGGTGGGATATCATATCCCATGTTGGCAGATAACTGACTAACCATATTTGCCATCATATCTGCTCTACCTGTTTCTCTCTGCATCCTTTCCATTGTTTGCCCAGCTCTTCTTCTGAAACCACCAAGAAAGAAACCATCTAAAGTGAAAGTTGCTCTTAATGGGTTTGTAGATGTTTGTTGCATCGCTGTAGCTGCTCCAGCGTTCATTTCGCCATCATCCCACATTCTTGGGTTAGGATCCATCATATTATTAGGCATGGGTAGTTTTATACCAGCACCTAGTTTCTTTCTGAATGGTGACGATCTTTGTAATCCGAATCCAATATTATTCTTTAAATCTTTCCCTGTAGTATTTCTTCTATTCTCATGGTGTAAGGCATCTGCATATGGTGGGTTGTATCCGTAACATTGGATAAACATATGATCCATGTTGTTTGCCATATCCATAGGATACTTGACAATTCTTCTGAACATTACATCATTATCATCATCGTAATCACTTATATTATGATATGTTCCAAAATCAGGATTAAAGAATCTATTAAAGATACCAAAGTCTCTTGCTAAATCTTTGTTTTCACCAAATCTAGCTGGATTGTAATTTGATAACGCTTGAGCATTGTCAATATTGAATATACCATTCTTACTCTTTGCATGTGAATAACTCTCACCATTGCTGTAGAATGATGCTTCTTCAAAACTTACTGCATTGTCAACTGCTCCAATAGTTACTTCATAATCTAAAGAATTTTTCTTCAACCACTCTGGAGTTGGGTTATCACTATTATTTGTAGCATTAATATTATTCCTTATGCCTTCTTTAATACTAGCATCAATTCTTGCTCTTTCTTCTGCATTTAGGAAGGGTTCAACATAACCCTGACCCTCCAAAGATTTCATCTCATTTATATCCCAAACACCATTAGCATATATTGGTTTTCCTTCTGGGATAAGTTGACCATTTCTATCTACAGGTAGAACTTGTGCCGAACCATTCTCTGCATCATAGAACAAACGAAAATTTTGTATATCTAAATTCTTATCTATTCTTTGTATTTGTTCATACTCAATAGGATTTATCTCATCACCAGCTATACTATTAGTAATAGGTGTAGCACTAATTCCAGTTTTTATATCGTTTCTATACTCATTTGGTATCTGCGATGGAAACATCGCTGAACCTCCGACATAGAATCCACTGTTAGTCATGAGTTATTTTCTCCAGTTAAATGCTCTGTTTTTAGGATATGCTCTACCTGATTTACTAATAAATCTTTCTGTAGGGAGTAAAGATATACTACCCCAATCTTCATCATCAGGAACTTTATATAGAGTACCCATTCCAGAAAACAGGTATTTGTGTATGCTATTTTTGGGTACTACAGACCCGCCACCGCTATTTAGTAAGCTTTCTGCAACTGCATCACGATAATCTGGATTAATGTAGTGTAAATTACATCCCAAGAATCCATCACCATCAAATCTTAGTGCCACCGCTAATGGTTGGATATCCCAGAATGGGTATTTTTCTGGATATGCCACATTATATGAGAAGTAGAATAATGACCCTATGGTAATACCACCAGTATCTATAGTATCTGCATCCATATCTTGAACTTCAGCAAGAGCCGTCTCTAATGCATTGGCATACCATGCACTAGTTCTTCTACCAGTACCAGCTAATTCTTTAATATCTTCTGCGATCATGTGAAATACCTAAATCGTCTTCCGTCATGATTTTAAATTCATACTTTCTATCAGCACAGAATTGTTTTGCAGCTTCCCACTTTGCTTGATTTACGACCCATGTTCTAACTTCATAATACCATGCTTGAGTTTTCCTTTTTGGATTCTTCTTAGGTT